GACCAGGCTTTCTGGCTGCTCGATCTTTATTTGCTCAGGATCGAAGAGGGTTTTTTGCTGCTCCGCCGTGGGCCAGAAACGCTCGCCAGACTCAAAAAGATGAAGCGCTTCGGCGAATAATTGGTCCCGAGCACTTTTAAGCCCTTCCAGGTTGATTTCACCCCTGACCTCGACCGGCCAAAAGCGACGTCCGCCAGTTGGATCCTTGTTCCATTCCCACTCGTTGGTGGTACCCCCGAAAACCGTTTGACGCAAACAGCGGACATTGCGGCGTCCGTAGACTGGGCGAAAATCGTCAGCCTGCCGGGAAAGAAAAGATTTTTGGCGGGTTGATTCTGATTTTGCCAACGCCCCGAGCTCCGGGAATTCGTAGCACCACTTGCCAACCAGTGACGACATTGAATCCTTGTTCTGCAGATCCAGGTCAGTGTCGCCGTACCATTCGCCGCCAAGAATTGCAAAAACGGAGCTTTTCCCCTTCCCCTGCAGACCCTCGAGCACGAGGCAATAGTCAAACTTCACACCAGGCCTCATAACGCGGGCCACCATCGCCGTCAAATAGAAGCGACCTACGCACATCGTGTAAGGAGTTCGATCGGCGCCCACATAATCAGACAACCATTCCTCTGTCCGAGGAACGCCGTCCCATTTTGGGAGGCTGCGCAACCAGTCGCGGACAGGATGAAACGTGTTTTCCCGCGCTAATACCTCAATGGCCTCCGCCACCATCGCCGAAGAAGGCGTGAGTGCGTGCGAACGGGTAAGGGCAATCGCCGTTTTTGAATCGTCCGTCGCATCCCACTCGCCGGCTTGTCCAGCATCGAAAGGCGGTGGCCGCAGTTTTACCGTGCGCTGCGAGAATTCATTGAAGGCGACTACTCCATTCCATTCCGGGGAGCCGGCCAAAATGTCACGAATGTTTGCCAGGCAGGCGACGATCTCACCCTTGCGCCAAAGTAGCTTCGGCCCTTGCTCCTCTTTGCCCGCGCCAGCTCGGGTAGCGGGAGAAGTCGCTTTTCCAGCCTGATAAGGCCGAGCTTTGCTACGGACATATTCAGCGAGGCGCCCTCCTGTCAGGCCCTCCTCCACGGCATCGGCAATATCCCACCCAGAAGGCTTTTCTCCAGGCTTCGGAATCTCAACAATCCACACCCTGAACCCGATGGCGTCAAGCTGCTCGGCTATCTTGTGTGCCGCCGCCATGCCCGGCTGCTCGTTTTCAGGAAGAAGCACGTGGGTATCTTTGTAAAGCTGCGCGTCGCAATCAGGCCATATGATGGCCTTTTTGACCTGGCGTTCCTGCAGGACCTCCCAATTGGCTTTCGCTACAGCTTTCCCTCCACCTGGCCACGTAAGGGACGCCAGATCCTGCAGATGCTCGTGAGCGACATCCGCGCATTTCTCCCCCTCAACTATCAGGAGCGTTGCGTATGGTTTCGCTGTAAGCCGATTCAGACCATAAAGCGGACGTGGTTCAGGGAACGCCATCCAGCGCCACATTTCCTGTCCAGAAGTTTCGTGTCGGGCCCAGCACAACGGAAGGACCTCTTTACCACCATCGGATGTGCGGAATCTGTAAACGACCCCAAAAAGTCGCCCATCAAAATCACGATATGTCCAAACCTTCTCTGGCGCGCCCCGTTTGGGATGTGCGAGAGGAATCAGATTTTCATGGGGTGCTGGCAGGACTGGGGCCCAAAGGGTTCTTTTCTTTGGAATGTCCGGGGCGTTGGGAGCCGCCGGGGCAGACTGTGTGTGCGCCCGGCTTTCCCCCGGCGGGGCATGATGATTGAGGCCAAAAATATCGGCCAACTCTTTGGCGGCTTTTCCTTGATCCCCATCGGTGAATAGGTAAGCATAGAGCGAGACGAGATCCCCGCCCTTGTCTCCAGTGGCAAAGTCTGCCCAAGCTCCGGTGACGACATTGATTGAGAAACTGCCGATTTTGCTATCTGAGCGCGTGGGGTTTCGGGCTTTCCATTCGTGGCCGTCACGGCGACCATCGGGCAACCATTGCGCAAGCAGGCTGTCGGCGATAGCCAACGCTCTGGACGCTATGGCCTTAAAGTCGATCATCAGCTGCGCTTGCTGGAAGATTCGAGAGCGTTGATCCGCTCGTTACAATGAAGAACTATTGCCCGTCGATCTATTCCTCCCCATTCTTTTCTCAACCTAATTGCGGCTTGGTACGCCTTGAGGGATGCAAGCGAAAGTCCGTTGATAAAGGAAATTTCGTTGGTGGTGGTGTGAAGCGCTGCATTATTTTTCATTTTTTGACCTTTGCTTCTGATCGGTGACGTGTGCTGGCCTTATTTGCGCTGCTTTTTGATCGGCGCCTGGCCAATCAATGCGGTCACCTCAGAAAGCAAATTTTCAACACGTTTAAGCGTTGCGGCCTCAGTACCGGCCTGGTCTCCCAAATATCGGGCGATGAGGTAATGGATGGGGGTCAGATCCCTTTGAGTCTGTATGTAGTTCTCGAGGTCATCAGTCCCCAACTTACGCTGGCTGTCGTCATTGAGCATGCAGGATAAATTTCCAGGAGCTATGTCGAGGTCTCCTGCCACGCGCTTCAGTCCCCGCTGATAAACGCCGGCGGCAACGACATCCCGCACATTCCTGTAACGCTCAGTCAAACCAGGTTCGAATTCAAGTGTGAATTGCTTGTTTTGAGTGTTCACGACTGATAACCCCCGAGAGTAATTTCTATCGCTGCTTTTCAGCATTTATCAGTGCCAGAAGCGCACCATGGAATCACCAATAGGCACAAAACCTCCCATAAAAAAAGGAGGCAACAGCTATGCGACAATTCAGTTTCAACGCCATTCCGGGCCCCTTTCGCTCTTTTTCTGGGTCGATAAAGCCAGGGTTAAGCAGCTTCATTGTTTTTCAACTCTGGCCAGATTGCTTCCCAATCATCAGAGCGAAGATCTTGGCGGGAGACAAAACGGTTAGTTTCCCGCTCGATCGCAACGCAAACCGCAGCACTGAGGAGCTGATTGATGCTGATGGCCTTTCTGAGGTAACCAACAGTTGTTCCACATGCCTCAGCAAAAGCCTTTTGAGCAGGTTGATCTAGGGAATTCAGGTATGCGAGTAACTTGTTCATGAGGAAAACAATACCATTTGGTAAACGCACGGTCAACACCATTTGGTAAATTTACCAAATAGTAATGGGGTGGCATCATCGTCCGATGGATAAATGGAACAAGCTTAGAAAGGAAAGGCTAAGGTTGCTGATTGATACCAAGTGCGGAGGTATCGATGCTGAGTTATCGCGCAAGATAGGAATTAGCGCAACAACCATCTCAAGGTACTTTAAGGGGGCCGACGAAAAAGAGGCAAGAAATATTGCTCTTACATGCATGGACAAATGCATGGATGTATTCAACCTCGACCCTGGATTCTGGTATGGAGGGGAAGTCGCATCAGTACAATTTCCTGACGGGTGGAATGAATTAAATTCCAAGCAGAAAAAAGTAATTGAAGGGGAAATTGCGAAGATTTTGCTGGGGATTGATACCCAAAAAAACCCTGAAGATGGCCCAGATCTTCAAATTCCCTCGACAAAAACGAAGAAAAAAACCGCGGAAGGCCCAAAAGGCGCTGTTCACGGCGCAGGTTATAAGGCTTCATGAGGGACGCGAGGCTTGATTATGAAAACTTACATCCTGAATTTGTATTACCCAAAGCTGTCAGACCATGCGGCGAGCGTTCGCATGGCAAAAGAGTTCGTGGAAAACAATGCCGGGAAAAGCAACTACAGAGTCATCAGGGCAAGCGAGTTCTTGTGTTCCATTGCTTTTACAACAAGTGCTGATCCGAAGCGGTTCCAGGATGGGCTGATGGATATTGGAAGGGACCAATTCCAGTATCTCCTCCTAGAAATATCCGGAGTTCATGCAGGATGGACCGACAAATCAGTTTACGAATGGTTGAGGGGTCACCTGCCTCGGGATTAAGGAAAATCCCACGCACGCCAAGCTGAATCAAAAAAGCATTGTGCGGGGAAAGCCCGGACAATTTCAGTATTAAATCAAGCAGTAGCCTGTCAATCATATAATCCCAAGCCCGCTTTCGCGGGTATTTTTTCGCCTCTCTTTCTGGGCTTGGATTCATCATATCAAAAATTTTACCATTTGGTATTGACCTGATGTTTACCGTTTGGTAATCTTGCCCCAACGCGTCTCCAATTCGACGCGTACTCACCAGGTCCTTAAAGGAGAAACACATGGACGGTACCCAGCCAGCACCAAGCACCCCAGCCACCAAACTTGATGGTTGCTCCATTGCTGTTGAATTTAATCGGACATCTCAGCCCGAAGCTTCATACCTGGTCAGCATGACTGTCATCAGCAACGGCAGCTCCTGCGACGTTGTATTACATCGTCGCGCACACTCTGCCATTGATGCTCTCCTCGATACTGTCGATAAATACTTCGACCGACACACCATCAGAAAAATTTTGGTGCAGCCATTTCACCAGGCCAAGGACGTCACGGCCTCTTCGGCCACCATCAAAGCTCTCTGAGCAATGTCGAAAGTCCACATCAGTGCTGGATACGGACGCGCGCTCTGCGGCATTCAGCCAATGAACGGTCAGCGTCTGGTTCTTGCGTGGGCAGACTTCTACACGACCAATGTCGCTTTTCGGTGCGGCAGTTGTGCTGCTGCGCTCCGGCGACGTGGATATAACCCTGATCGAATTTTAAGGCAGTCCGACCTGCAGATCCCTCTGTCAGTTGACAATCGCTCGCGCCATGAAACCGATCTCAACGCAATGGAGAATTCCTGTGGCTAAATCCTCCGTTCCATTACATCAGCAGCAATTCCCCCGCTCTGTGCGTGAAGCCAACTTCATGCGCCATGCGGCAGGCCTTCCTGTGTTCCTCGAAGAAAGCCAGTCCAGATTCCCCGTCAAAACATTCGCATTTCTGATCGGGCTGCTTCTCTTGATCGACTGGATGTGTCGATGAAAATGCGCCGTTACTTTTTTCTGGTCATGGCCACGCTGTACACGATTTTTGCTGCAGGGTTCGGTGTGATCGGTTTGGCCCATGGTGATCTGCAGATCAACGAAGGCGCAACCAACGCGTGGCTGCCCTGTTTGTGCTGCCTGTCCTTGGCCGGTTTCTTTTTCTTCATTGGTCTGATTATCAGCAAGACCCCTTCTGTCATTCATTCAGACGATGAGCAATCTTGAGTTTTTTAACAGGGCGAAAGGACTGCCAATGGCTACCCCCTGCCAACGGATCCCGGTAGCCCCTTTTCACTAACCGCAGGAGGAAACGAAGATGGACACGGTAACTCAGCAAATCCCGCAGATTGGAGCCCCTTACGAGGGCGGATATTTTGGCGGAATACTTCTCATCAACGGCATTCGCCATGCCATCGCTTGGGCGCCCAAGCTGTCCGAGATCAGATCAGAGATTCTGGATTGTGCTACCCGGGTGATTGAAGGTGCGAGCAATTTCAGCGACAGCGTGGCCAATACCAAGGCGCTCCTGGAAGCGGGCAGCCCCGCAGCAAAGCTTGTTGGCGCTCTAGTCATCAACGGATGCACCGACTGGGCTATTCCAGCCCGGGATGCGTTAGAGCTTGGTTATCGTTACTTCAAACCGACTGGTCGACAAAACTACTGCAGCTTCCGCGACGGGGAAAATCCCAGCAGCTGGCCGCCAGGTTTTTTGTACTCACCTGATATGCCCTCTCAAACGGCGCTCGATCCCTTCAAAGATGGGGGGGCTGAGGCATTTGATGCGGACTGGTACTGGAGCAGCACCATTGATCCGCGCGGCTATGCCTTCTGCCAGACCTTCTACGGTGGCGGTCAGAACGGCTACGACCTCAGCTACGACTACCTGGTGCGCGCCGTCAGGCAGATTCGTCTGGATCCTTGAGTCCTTCAATCCTTCGGAGATTCAACATGCAAATTCTCATTGCAAACGCCACCGTCAACTTTACAGACATGAAGGGAATGCCCCCCGACTTCCTGGACTCCCTCGTGGCAAGTGGTTCGTTAAACGGTGGCCCCCAGGGGAAGAAACTCGTTATTCCCAAAATCAGGGAGAGCTTTCCGGGATTGGATGCCTTGTACGCAGGAATCGCGCCGGCCGAAGACGGCCTTCCACAGGCGCACCTGGTGCTTTGGCACGCGCGGCCCGACGGCCGTATGCCATGGAAAGAATCCATGGAGTGGGCTGCAAACGTTAATCCTGAAACAAACAGCCACGCCCCAAGCAAAGTTGAATCCGCACTCGTTTACGCAACCTTGCGCGATGTTGGTTTTACCGAGGAAGACCGGGAATGGTGGCACTGGACATCAACCAGGAACGGAGACAAGGCGGCCTTCTGCCAGTACTTCTACAATGGCTATCAGAGCGACAGCAACCTCTACGGCAGCTACCTGGTGCGCGCCGTCAGCAGATTACCACTTTAATACTTCAATCCTTTAACCATGCTCCACACTGACCTGCCGATCTACAAAAAAGGTTACGCACTTCTCTCGCTGGCCGCAGATGTGCAGCTGAACATGCCACGCACATTCAAGTCCACGTTGGGCAGAACCATCCACGATGAATGTGTGGGCCTTCTTTTGGAAATCGGCTACGCAAATGCATCGCAAGGGGACACGCGATGCGATCACATCCGCACGGTGCTAAAACGCCTGGAAGTGGTCAACCTGATGATGCGGGTCAGCCATGACAAGCGGTTCATATCGCAGAGGATATGGGCCAACAGTATGCAGCTGACAGGTCAGATTGGGGCTCAGGCTGGAGGATGGCTTAAAAAAACCACCGCGTCTGTTTCAGGGGGGTCAAGGCTCCCATGACCGTGCGCAACATGAATCTGGTCGCGCCCCTGGCTCACGAGGCCACGGCCATGCACACCACAGATACCTCAGGACTGGTTTCTGGACGGTCTGGTGCAGTCGCTCAAGTGATCGGCTCCGGTCTTCGCTTGAGCGACGTAGACAGCGCGATAAAGCGGCCTTCTGCCAGAACTTCAACAATGGCAATCAGAACAACAACAACCTCAACAACAACAACCTGGTGCGCGCCGTCAGCAGATTCATCGGGATACACCTTCGAATCGTTATTACAGGCCTATTTGGATTGTCGTAGGCACAAAAGAAACACGGGGAGCGCTCTGGAATTCGAACAGAACCTGGAGCGCAACCTTTACCAGCTGCACAAAGAACTGGAATCCCGAGAATACGAACCCGGGCGGTCCATCTGCTTTGTGGTGACACGCCCCAAGGCCAGAGAAGTATGGGCCGCGGCATTCCGCGACCGCATTGTTCACCACTTGCTTTACAACCAGATTTCTCCGTATTTCTACCGCCGCTTCATTGCGGACACATGCGCCTGCATTCCGGGGCGTGGAACGCTCTATGGCATTGCCCGCCTGGAATCCAAAATCAGGAGCATTACCCACAACTGGAGCAAGCCAGCTTTCTATCTGAAGTGCGACATTTCCAATTTTTTTGTCAGCATCGACAAGTCGGTACTGTGGCAGCAGTTGCTTCCTGGCTTGAATACAGAATGGCTTACCTGGCTGTGTGGAGTAACGCTCTTTCATGATCCACGCACCAATTACGAGTACCAGGGAGATCCCGCCAGGCTTAACCTGGTGCCTCCACACAAGCGTCTCACCAATCAGAAAAATGGTTGGGGGCTGCCCATCGGCAACCTCTCCAGCCAGTTTTTCGCCAACGTCTATCTGGACGCCCTGGACCAGTTCGCCAAGCACCAGCTGGGGGCGCGTCACTACATCCGCTATGTGGATGACTTTGTGCTCCTGCACGAATCCGCCCAATGGCTGAACAACGCCCGCGTCCAGATCGAGGAATTCTTGCCGGCGCGCCTTGGAGTCCAGCTGAACCCCAAGAAAACCATCCTGCAGCCGGTGGATCGCGGCGTGGACTTCGTCGGCCAGGTGATCAAGCCGTGGCATAGAACCGTCAGAGCCCGCACCCGCAACGAAGGGCTGCGCCGGACATCAACAATCTCTGCCGATAACTTGTTTGAAACTGCCAACAGCTATTTCGGGCTGTTCCGGCAGGCAACCCATTCTCACAGCGATCGCGTGGTTCTGGCCAACCTTCTCCGCGCCAGAGGCCATGCGGTCAAAGGAGACCTCACTAAAACCTATCGGAGGTCAACATGACCATGGATGCCTTTTTTCTGGTCTACGCCGGCGCAATCCTGATCAGTTTTGTGGCCCTTCTGATTTATACCCTTTACCACTTCGTGATGACGTGGATCGACAACTGCCGTGCCGATGACCGATGGAGCACCGAAAAAAACCATGATCCGGAAATCCTGGTTTATGGAAAAGACGGAAAACCCCGTTTCTCGGATTTTCAATAACTGCCCAAGAGGAAAAACATGGACTCTTTACCCAGCACTCTTCCTTCCCCCATCCAGGTCACAGCCATTGCGGCCTCTCTTTCCAACCCTCGGAAACACTTTGACGAGGGGAGACTTGAGGAGCTGGCTGATTCCATCAAAAAACATGGGGTGCTGCAACCCATCATCACAAGGCGGTCTCTCCATACGCCAGAGTCCTTTGAAATCGTATGTGGGGAGCGTCGGTGGCGCGCTGCCAAAATCGCCGGGTTAGAGAATATTCCCGCTTTCATTCGCGACCTGACCGACCAGGAGGTCTTGGAAATCCAGATCGTTGAAAACCTTCAACGAGAAGACGTTCACCCCCTGGAAGAGGCGGAGGGGTATGAGCGCCTGATGAAGGAATACGGCTATGCCGTTGAAGAACTGGCCGACAAGACCGGGAAGAGCAAAGCGTACATTTACGCCCGACTGAAGCTCACGTCGTTGTGTAAGGAAGCCCGTGGGGCTTTTTATGATGGGCGCTTAAACCCATCCACCGCCCTGCTGGTCGCAAGAATTCCAGTTCCAGAGTTGCAGATACAGGCATCCAAGGAAATCGCCAATGGGCGATGGAACAATGGCGATCCCATGTCCTTCCGGGCGGCCCAAGAACATATCCAGAGCCGTTACATGCTTCGACTTGCAGAGGCCCCGTTTCCCCGCGGAGATGAAACACTCATCCCCAGCGCTGGCCGATGCCACGAATGTCCAAAGCGCACCGGAAACCAGAAAGAACTTTTCGCCGACGTGGAAAGTGCAGACGTATGCACGGACCCCGAGTGCTTTGAGGCCAAAAAACTTGCCCACGTCGAGATCCTGAAGGCGACAGCCAAAGCGGACGGCCGCAAGATCATTGATGGCGCCGAGGCCAAAAAAATCAAGCCGAACAGCTACTCCGACCAGCTGGGGGGCGGCTACATCGATCTCGACAAGAAAATATGGTCCGGCAACAAACAGGTTTCGGTCCGCAAGCTGCTTGGCAAAGACGTCCCGCCCGCTGACCTGTTGATTGATCCGCATCATTCCGGCGCCGTGATCGAAGTCGTCGCCAAGGCAACCATCGAAGAGAAGCTGGCGGCCAAGGGTGCGGATCTCCCATCAGAAATTGCCCGGCAGGGCCGCTCGGCTGCAGAAAAAGAAGCTGCGCGCAAACAGAAGCAGGAGGCGTCCTACAGGCGGCGTCTTTTCGACAGCGTTCGCAGCAAACTCATTATCGATTTCGATACCCGCGTCGAGGACAGCATGCTCGACCTGCGCGAGTTTCAGTTGATCACAGGGCGCCTTTTCTCGCTGCTTCAATTCGAAGAACAGAAACGCCTGGCGCGCCTTTGGATCGGCGCCGAGGCCAAAACAGAGGATCACGAACTGATCCGGCAACTGAAGCTCCGTATCGAAACGATGGATCGCAAGGATTGCGCCAGGCTGATGCTTGAGGCCTCGATCGTCGGTGACGTGGGGGTGCCGAGTTGGTCTGATCGCAAGCCGGAACATTTACTGGCCACGGCAGAAGCCATGGGCGTGGATGCTGCTGAAATCAAAAAAAGCGTCATCGCCGAGGCCAAATTCAAAGGGAAGCCTGCGGGGAAAACGGCATCAAAGCAGATCACACCCAGCCCACAAGCAAAGCCGGCTGTAGCTAAAACGCCCCCCACACCGGCTCCAGCTGCGCAGGCAAAGAAAAAAACCACGGCGCCGAAACCCGCGACAAAACCAAAGGCGGCAAAAAAAGCCGTCCCAAAGAAAACGGCCCCAAAAAAACAGGCAACCAAGAAGCCGGCCGCCAAAAAAACTGTAGCCAAAAAACCATCCGTGAAAAAAGCACAGAAATAAGGATGTGCCAATGACAACAGCTTCTGAATATTTGCAGAACGCAGCAATGCATCTGGCCGATCGTGCAGCGACCTATGACAAGCCAGAAGGCGAACGCAGCATGGGAGCAACCATCACCGCATTCAACGCCATCACTGGACGTGATTTGACCGAATCTGAAGGCTGGTTGTTGATGTTGCTGCTCAAGCAGGTGCGGCTGTTCCAACGATCGGCATTCCATCGGGACAGCGCTGAAGACGCTATCGCATACGCTGCATTGCTGGCCGAAAGCAAGGGGAGCAAAAGTAAGTGAGCCAACCCTTTGCAAAACCATACGAGCGCCGCTGCAGCCTGTGCGGAAAACTGTTCCGCACCGACGAGCCTGGCTCCCGATGGACCAACCCCAAGGGCAACCCGCGATACCTGCACCCAGGCTGTCAGAAGCCTGGCAAAAACTGGACGCCTGCGAAATGACCAAAAGCCGCGGCATCCTCGCACCCCGCCAATATTGGACCGCAGAGCAGCTGCAGATCCTGATCGACCGCTACCCACACGAACGCGCCGAGGATCTGGCGGTGATTCTCGGACGGCCGAAGAGCGGCATTTTTCAAAAGGCGCGAAAGCTCGGCCTTGAAAAATCCGAGGAATTCAAGAAATCCGACCTTTCCGGCCGGATCCAGCGCGGAAAGCAAGATCCCCGCATGGTGGCCACGCGGTTTCCTAAAGGGCACGTACCGGCCAACAAGGGGCTTCGCAGGCCTGGCTACGCCCCAGGCGGAATGGCCGAAACTCAGTTCAAAAAGGGGCATCGAGGTGGCAAAGCTCTTGAGCTTTACAAGCCGATCGGCACGGAGCGCGTCAGCAAGGACGGGTATCTGGAACGCAAAATCAATGACGACATGCCGCTGCAGAAGCGTTGGCGCGCTGTCCACTTGCTGCTCTGGGAGTTTATTCATGGCCCCGTAAATGGCAAAACGCATGCGGTCATTTTCAGGAATGGAAACAAGCGCGACATCCGCATCGAGAACCTTGAGCTGGTCACTCGCGCAGAACTGATGCGCCGCAACACCTATCACCGCTATGGGAAAGAGGTGGCCCAGCTGGTGCAGTTGCGCGGGGCAATCAACAGGCAGATCAACAAAAGAGAGGGGAAAAAGGGATGAACGACATCAACGAGCTGCGCGACCTTATGTTCGAAACGCTGAAGGCGCTCAAGGACAAGGATAACCCCATGGACATTGAGCGGGCCAAGGCCGTCTCAAATGCCGCCCAGGTCATCGTAAACAGCGTGAAGGTCGAAATTGACTACCTGAAGGTTTCAGGTGGCACCGGTTCAGGCTTCATCCCGGACAAGTTGCCGGAGCCTGGCAAGGCCCCGGGTCTCACCGTGCGCACGCACCGGTTGCCAGGATAAACCAATGAAATCCCTCAACCAAATGCTTCAACAGATCAGCGGCATGGTCGGAACGGACAACTTGACTGCATGGGAGCAGGAATTCGTCCAGTCTTGCCTGGAACGTACAAAAGACGGGGCCGACATGCGAATGATCAGTGGACGACAGGCTGAAATCATAGAGCGCATCTTCAACAAACATTTTGCGGGGTAGAGATGACTGATCACACAAAACAGGAGAAATGCAATCAGCTCGAGGCACTCGTTAAGGAATTAAGAAAAGATGCTCAGCTTGTCGCGGCCAATTTAAGTGAAGCCTGGAAGGCCGCAGAGGCCTGGGCCAACAAGACGCTGCCAGATACTGCGTATCTTGAGTATGGCTCTCACCACCAGGCGGCCGCCACTATTTTGGCCCACATGATTAACGGAGAAAGCGGCCACTGCATGCAACTTGCGGCCGACCAGGCAGGAACCGTAATAGGTGATCTGGCCAGAGGGGAACACCGGCCGGAACAACATCCAGACGATACCGCTGTTGATCGTTTCGCTGCGGCTATGAAGGAGAAGCTCGCCAAGAAACGCGCAGAAGGTCGCGGAGGCTGGGACGACAGAGCCGTCTGTACGGCAGAGTACCTATCGAAGTTACTGCGTGCTCATGTTGCAAAAGATGACCCGTTGGACGTTGGGAACTTCGCCATGATGCTGCATCAAAGAGGGGAACGGATCACGCCCGCAGAACCAGAGCAGACGGCATGGCCTGAGTGCTATCAGCCGGTTTTCGTCGAAATACAAAAAGCGGTGGCAAAGTTCCCCACCTGGCCAACCGACCCGCTGCACGCGCTGGCTGTGGTCGGGGAGGAATTCGGAGAGCTTACAAAATCTGTCCTGCAATCCGTTTACGAGCCCCATAAGACAAGCCCGGAAGAACTGACCACAGAAGCAGTGCAGACCGCTGCAATGGCGCTACGCTTTTTCCAGAGTTTGAGTTCCTATGATTTCACAAAATGCGAGCAACACACCCAAGACCGAATTACCACCGGTTCTCTACCATTCCTTAAGTTGAGCGAGGACGAGATCGAGGATATGGCGAGGAAGGACTTCCAAGGGAACCATTTTATTGATTGGACAGATGCCGGAAACCTTGGAGTCTCTGCCGCGCACCGCGCCCACTTCCGCCGTGGTGTACACGCAGCCATAGCAAAAGCTGGAGAGATGAAATGAACGACCGGCCCAACATTCAAAGATGGCGCTCTGCAAAAGGCGACATCAGCAAGATCAAAATGGAAGCGAGCCTGACGGGGAAATATGTCAGATATGCAGACTACCTGTCCCTACGTGAGCTGATCGAACGCGCCCTGGAAGTCCTGCGCCGCGTTCCGGCCAATGGCCATTACTCCATCAACTGTGAGCTGGCCGCCAAGATTCTGGAGGGGAAAGAATGACTGACCCACGATTCGCCAATATTGGCAGCCCGATCACTCGTCTGATTGAAGAATGCGCCGAGCTTCAGCAGGCGCTTTGCAAGGCCGAAAGGTTCGGCTGGTTCAGCCACCACCCTGACCGCCCGCTGCGCACCAACATGGATGACGTTAAGGCAGAAATGTCCGATGTGGTCGAGTGCATCGAAAAGGTCGAGGTTTTGATGCGAGAGATGAAATTCATGCACTACCGCACTGATCGCGATTCCAGTGCCGCAATGAAGGATGGAGCATGAACATACTGCTGGAAAAGCGAGGCAAGCTGATTGGGGTGAGTTTCAGGCTCTCCAGGTTCTTGCGCAGACCAATTGTGGTCGTGAAGCATGAACTGTTGACGCGAGAAGCCTTCGACTTCGACGGCCCGTGGAAGTTGAATGGTGAAACGCCATGGACAGACCTGAACACTTCACACCCCGGCGAGATCGCAGACGCCGCATACTTTTTGCGCAAAGCGAGGGAGGGGAAATGAAAATGCTGATCTGGATGCTGGCGCTTGTAGCCGCGCTGGACTTATTTGCCTCCCTGTTCGTGCGCCCGGCCTCTCCCGAGAGTGGTGCGGCGATTGCGGCGGTGATCATGTTTACGTTGCTCATGGGGGTTATCTGTGGGTTTATTCTGGGGGGTGATTCAAAAATGATCCAAGACGAACTGATGAAATTTGACCCGGCGACGGGTGAAGAAAAACCATATCCGTCACACGCTGCCCAGTGGCGCAAGTGCCACGGAAAGATGACTGCATGGCTGTTCAACCCATGGACGGGCACACGCCGAGACGCAGGCGATGTTGGCAGTGATCCGTTTGGGCTGCTGATCGCGGCTGCGCAGGGACATACCACCGATGGCATCCCCATCAGCAAGTACGTACAGATAGATGCGGCGACTCTCAGCAGAACCTGCGAAGGGTGTGGAACTGAACTTCACGGATTCGACGAGGCGTTTGAGCACAGCTGCCCCGAAGAAAAAGTGATCGTCACGCCCGACAAGATTTACCTATACGGGTTCGCCCGGCCAACGACTGGGGGTGAAGGGCATTCCTGCAGGACGGCCGCCAACGAGGCCTGCGCCTGGGCGATCAAGCGCCTTGGCGAGGAACTTGAAAAATCCGTGGGCTTCATTCGCACCGGCGAACCCACCGACAATGTGGTGATTTGCAATTGAAATGAGCGCCGGACGCAAGCCAAAAAAGGTCACTGTTCGGAGCATAGGCGTACCATCGCCGGGCGCCCTGGAGGCCATTGCCCAACTGCTGCTTTCCAGGGAAATCAGTCGCCCAAAGCCAAGGCTTGCCACTCCCGCTCCAAAAGACGCTAAACTGACCCGGCTATGATCCGGGCAGTTACCTATCTCCGGTCCTCAAAGGACCGTTCAGACGTATCCATTGACGCCCAGCGCCGGGCTTTGGCCGAGCTGGCCAAGGCCCGCGGCATCGCTATTGTGGGCGAGTATTCTGACGCCGTGGAAAGCGGCAAGGACGATGCGCGGCCGGGGTTCCAAAACCTGATCCGGGACGTGCGCGGCGCCGGCAGATCCTGGGATCACATTCTGGTACTGGACACCGCCCGGATCGCCAGGCGTCGGGCGCTGGCCATCATCTTTGAAGAACACGAGTGCAAGCGACACGGCATCAAGATCATCTACAAGTCGCTGCCGGATTCAGATCCCATCACCGAAATGCTGCTCAAGTCCATTCTCCAGGCCATGGATGAATGGCACTCCCTGACGAGCAGGGTCAAAGGGTTGGCCGGCATGGCGGAGAACGTCCGGCAAGGATGGCGCGCCGGCGGCCGGGCCCCACGCGGCTATCGCCTGCAGCATGAAGATACCGGAACGATGAGGGAGGGGCAGCCAGTCACAAAATCAAAGCTTGTGCCTGGTGATGATGCCCTGCAGGTTCGCGCCTATCTCGAGCACCGGGCACGCGGGCTGAAGCGGTCGCGCGCGCTTGAACTGGTTGGCGTGAGTTGGCCAGCCAGCAGCCTGGTGGAAATGGAGCGCAATGCCCTGCTTTACGCTGGCCATACAACATGGAACAGATCTGCGGAAAGGACTGACAACGGCTACGCCGGCGGGGAAAAATGGCGCCCACGTGATGAGTGGGTCATCCAGCGCGACACGCATGAGGGATTGATTTCAGACGATGAGGCCGATGCCATTCTGACGGCCATCGAGACCAGGCGACGAAGTGGCGGCAAGCCGCCAAAGCGCATCTACCTATTGGCCGGGGTGCTGGTTGGCCCGAATGACGTGCCCTGGAGTGGTGACAGCGGGTTTTACCGCCTTGGGAAAGGAGCGAGGATCCAGGCTGAAAACGTGGAGAAGGCTGTTGTCGCCCAGGTCATGGAGGACATGCAGTCAGAGCCTATGGCTGCGGCAATAGCGGCCCATTACCACGCCCTGGCCAGGGCCACGGAAAAAAAGCCGGACGAAACGGCCGCCCTGAAACGGCGGATCGTTGAGATCGACAAAAAAACGGCCAGGCTTGCTGACTTGATGAGCGAAACAAGCGCGCCGGCGGCATTACTCCGGCAGATTGAGACGCTTGAGGCGGAACGGGATAGGTGTGTGCAGACCATTGAGTCAGCCCAGGCTGACCATGCGGCCACGCGGGCGCTTCGAGAAATTGGGGTGGGAGATGTACAGAGGATGCTGCGGGGGGTGGCGCATGACATGAATGCCACGAACCCTGAGGATCTGAAGGACCGGCTACGCCAGGCCATTGAGAAGGTTGAGCTTTCGCCCGATACATTCGAGGCGGTGATCCGTTACCGCTTCGGTCCCGCTTCAAAAAGCGGGGAACAGGTGGCGTCCCCACGGGGATTCGAACCCCGGTTACCGCCGTGA